CCCTTCTGACCCAGGAGGAAAAGCAGAAGTATTTTGTCAAGTTCAATCTGGAAGGTCTGCTCCGTGGCGATTACCAGAGCCGCATGAACGGCTACGCCATCGGTCGCCAGAACGGCTGGATGTCCGCTAACGACATCCGAGAGCTGGAAAACCTCGACCGCATCCCTGCGGAAGACGGCGGCGACCTGTACCTCATTAATGGCAATATGCTCCCCCTGAAAAATGCGGGTGCTTATGCAAACCTCACTACCGAAGGAAAGGAGAACAAAACCGATGAAGAACAAGAAGTTCTGGCAGTGGAAGAACGAGGCCGCAAGCGAAAGCGGTGAGGCCGTGCGTGTTCTGGAGCTGAACGGCACCATTGCCGAAGATAGTTGGTTTGACGATGACATCACCCCCAAGATGTTCCGGGACGAGCTGTTCGCAGACACCGGTGATGTGGTCATCTGGATCAACAGCCCCGGCGGCGACTGCATCGCTGCAAGCCAAATCTACACCATGCTCATGGACTACACAGGCAATGTCACCGTCAAGATCGACGGCATCGCCGCATCCGCTGCATCCGTGATCGCCATGGCAGGCACCAAGGTTCTCATGGCTCCCACCGCACTGATGATGATCCACAACCCCGCCACCTTTGCATTCGGTGACCACGAAGATATGCGTCGTGCCATTGAGATGCTGGACGAGGTCAAGGAGTCCATCATCAATGCCTACGAGATCAAGACCGGCCTGTCCCGTGCCAAGCTCAGCCACCTCATGGAAAACGAGACCTGGATGAACGCCAACAAGGCTGTGGAGCTGGGCTTCGCAGACGGCATTCTGGAGGATGCCAAGCGTATGCCCGCTGCTGATTCCTATGCCTTCTCCGGCAAGACCGTGGAGGCTGCCATCATCAACAAAGCCCGTGCCAAGGCCAAGCCCGCCGCGCAGGCAAAGCCCACCGGTCGTTCCGTGGACGAACTCATGGAGCGACTCAATCTGCTGAAATATTAACTTTTGGAGGTAACTACTATGACTATCAACGAACTGCGCATTAAGCGCGCCAAGGCCTGGGAGGCCACCAAGGCATTCCTGGATTCCCACCGCAACTCCGATGGCGTTCTGTCCGCAGAGGACGATGCCACCTACACCCGCATGGAGCAGGAAGTCACCGACCTGGGCAAGGAGATCGCCCGTCTGGAGCGCCAGGAGGCCGTCGACCGTGAGATGAACGCTCCCACCAGCCAGCCTCTGACCCAGAAGCCCGGCAACACCAAGACCGAGGAAAAGACCGGTCGTGCCACCGATGCCTACAAGGCTGCGTTCTGGAACGCTACCCGCGCGCGTGACGGCATTACCTATGAGGTGCGTAACGCTCTGCAGGTCGGTGCCGACTCCGAGGGTGGCTATCTGTGTCCCGATACCTTTGCGGACGAGCTGGTCAAGGGTCTGACCGCCCAGACCGTTGTCCGTTCCCTGGCAAAGGTCATCAACACCTCTTCCGGCCAGCACAAGATCCCTGTTGTCGCTTCTCGCGGTACTGCGTCCTGGATTGAAGAGGAAGGTCCCATCCCCGAGGGCGACGACATCTTCGGTCAGCAGCACATCGGTGCCCACAAGGTTGGTACTCTGATCAAGGTGTCCGAGGAACTGCTGCATGACTCCGCGTTCGACCTGGAGCAGTACTTCATCGATGAGTTCGCACGTCGTATCGGTAACAAGGAGGAAGATGCCTTCCTGAACGGTGACGGTGCAGGCAAGCCCACCGGCATCCTGAACGATGCCGAGGTCGGTGTCACCGCAGCTTCCGCAACCGCCATCACCGCAGATGAGCTGGTTGACCTGTTCTACTCCCTGGATGCGCCTTACCGCACCAACGCTGTGTGGCTGGTCAACGACTCCACCATGCGTTCTATCCGTAAGCTGAAGGATGCCAACGGTCAGTACCTGTGGCAGAAGGCTCTGCACGAGGGTGACCACGAGACCCTGCTGGGCAAGCCCATCTTCCATTCTCCCTTTGCTCCCGAGCTGGGTGCCGGTAAGAAGGCTGTGGCGTTCGGCGACTTCTCCTTCTACTGGATCGGTGACCGCACTGGCATTACCTTCCGTCGCCTGAACGAGCGTTACGCCGACACCGGTCAGGTTGGCTTCCTGGCTACCAAGCGTGTCGACGGCAAGCTGATTCTGCCCGAGGCCGTTAAGGTCCTGCAGATGAAGGCTGCGTAAGTGAAACGCCATGAGCTATAACACCAAGAACTACACCGAGCAGGGTGGCGACACCACTGTGATCGGCGGCACGCTGGAAATCAAGGAGGGAGCCCAGGTCAAAGGGCTCCCCGCAAGCTATATTCTCGTCGACTGTGGTGGCGTTCTGCTGGAGGAAATGCTGGCGGGGCCTGTGGATATTACCAAGGCGATCTCCGTCAAGGAGTTCCAGAATATCTGCAAAACGCCTTTGCCCAAAGTGGTCACCGGTTTGCACCAGGGCAACAAGGACCACCACTTTCATATGCAGTGCGTCTGTAACAGCGAAAGCGACATGGTCGGCGCTGCCTGGCTGGTCAACGGCTCCACAGCTGCCATGACCACGCTCTTCTCGGCGTACATCTACGTGGAGAACAAGCGCGTCTTCATCAGAGCGCACATGAAAGAACTGACCTGATCCTTAATGGCAGCATCGTTTTGAGCGGTGCTGCCGTTTCCTTTTGGAGGTGAATCAAGATGCTCACATTGGAAGAAGCCAAGAACTATCTGAGAGTCGACTTCCCGGATGACGACGACCTCATTACCGGGCTGATCGCCACCGCTCAGACCCTATGCATGGACATCGCACGGATGGAGGACGCTGACGAATTCTCCGCCAGCGGCGAGAACTCCCGCACCGCTGTGCTGTATGCCGTTGCCTATCTGTATGAGCATCGGGAGGAAGCCGACCACCATGCTCTGACACTAACCATCCGGGCACTGCTGTCCGGTATGCGGAAGGAGGCCTTCTGATATGGATATTGCACTTCTGAACACACGCATTGCCATCCAGAAGGCTTCCGTCACCGCAGATAAAATCGGTAATCGAAAGAACGGCTGGACGGACTATTACAGTTGTGCTGCCACCGTTAGCGGTGAGGCCTCCAGCTCTGTTGGCAGTGAAAAGGATGCCGCTGGTACAACCGTAGACCACTCGGATATTGCTTTCACCGTTCGTTGGTGTGATGCCGTATCCAAAGTCGATTCTGTTGGGTATCGGATTCTGTTCAACGGTGCCATATATAACATTCTGGCTGTGGACCATATGAGCTTCAAAAAGAAGTCCATCAAGTTCCGCTGCAAGAAGGAGGTGCGCTCCTAATGGCTGGTGTCAGCATTGATGCGATGGCTGATGCCATCATGGAAGGTCTGTTGGAGTACGCCGACATGGCCACCGACGAAATGAAAACCGCTGTGAAGAAAGCTGGCAGAACTGTGCGGAAGGAGATTCAGGCTGGCGCTCCCGTGAAGTCCGGTGCGTATCAGAAGAGCTGGGCTGTGAAAACCATGAAGGAGTCCTCCAACGCTCTGGAGGTGGTCGTTCATTCCAAGAACCGCTATCAGCTGGCGCACCTTCTGGAAAAGGGCCATGCCAAACGCGGCGGCGGTCGTGTGGGTGGTAAAGCCCACATTGCCCCTGCCGAACAGTCCGGCATTGAACAGCTGGAACGAGACATTGAGAGGGCTTTGCAACATGGATAAAATACTCACTATTCTGGCGGAGGTCGGCATTCCGTTTGCCTATGACCATTTCGCCGAGGGTGAGTCCCCGGACCCGCCCTTCATCTGCTATCTGCTGCCGGGTACCAACCACTTCGCAGCAGACGGCATCGCTTACTTCAAAATCAACGAAGTGAATATTGAGCTGTACACCGACATCAAGGACTTGGAGGTGGAACAGCGACTGGAAGCCGTGCTGGATCAGCATGGCATTTTTTACGCCAAGTCCGAGGTATGGATCGAGAGCGAACGGCTCTATGAGGTCCTGTATTCTTTTGAATTGGAGGCTTAACTATGTCTACGAAAAACAACAAGGTCAAGTACAACCTCAAGAATGCGCATTACGCGCTTCTGACCATCGGCGAGGACGGCACTGTGACCTATGCAACCCCTGTCCCTATGCCCGGTTCTGTGTCCATTTCTCTGGACGCAAACGGCGAACCCGAAAACTTCTACGCTGATGGCATTGCCTACTATGTCATCAACAACAACATGGGCTATGAGGGCGATCTGGAACTGGCCATGATTCCCGAGTCCTTCCGCACCGATACGCTGAAGGAAATGCTGGATGACAACGGTGTTCTGATTGAGAACTCTGAAGTGGAAATGGCTGCATTTGCTCTGCTGTTCGAGTTCGACGGTGACAAGAAGCACATCCGTCATGTCATGTACAACTGTACCGCATCCCGTCCGGGCATCGAAGGCAAGACCAACGAGGACTCCAAGGAAGTTCAGACCGAGACTCTGACCATCGCAGCGCTGCCTCTGCCCAACGGCATGGTCAAGGCCAAGACTGGCAACACCACCGATGCTACCGTTTACGCCGACTGGTACAAGTCTGTGTATATGCCCACCATTACCGAAAGCGAGGCTGAATAACCATGAGCATGGTCAAGAAAATCGAGATCGACGGTAAGCAGGTGCCTTTCCGTGCATCTGCTGCCATTCCCCGCATTTACCGCATCAAGTTCCACCGCGATATCTACAAGGATCTCCGGGAACTGGAGAAGAGCGTAGGCAGTGCCGACCCTGAGAACTCCAATCTGGATCTGTTTTCTCTGGAGATGTTCGAAAACATCGCCTACGTTATGGCTCGTCATGCTGACCCCGGCATTCCCGACACCCCGGAAGAGTGGCTGGACGGTTTCAACACCTTCTCCATCTACCAGGTTCTGCCTCAGATCATTGAACTGTGGGGCCTGAACACTCAGCAGGAAGTGGAGTCTAAAAAAAACTTCGCCCAAGTGACCGCCAGATGACAACCCCGTTGTTCCTGCTCCGCTGTGTCCAGCTGGGCCTTTCTATCCGGGATCTGGAACTGCTGACCATCGGCATGATTAACGATATGTACGCAGAGAGCAGGAATGACGATTACACCTATGCCACCCTGGCCACCCAGGAAGACTTCGACAAATTCTAAGCGAAAGGAGGTGCCTTTGTGGCCGGACGCATTAAGGGTATTACCGTTGAAATCGGCGGTGATACCTCCAAACTTTCCGATGCGCTGAAAGGCGTAAATAAGGAAATCAAGAATACCCAGTCCCAGCTGAAGGACGTGGAAAAGCTGCTGAAGCTTGACCCCGGCAATACCGAACTGTTGGCTCAAAAGCACCGCCTTCTCGGTGATGCGGTCAAGGAAACGAAGCAGAAGCTGGAGACTCTAAAGACCGCCGCTGAACAGGCAAACGATGCTCTCGCACGAGGCGAAATCAGCCAGGAGCAGTATGATGCCCTGCAGCGTGAAATTGCTGAAACGGAAGCTGCACTGGAACGGCTGGAGGAGCAGGCTGGTCAGTCCGCCACCGCTCTCCAGAAGATTGCGGCAACTGGCGAGGATATGAAGAAACTGGGCGGTAAAATTACCGACGCTGGTGAGGCCATCATGCCTGCCTCCGCTGCGGTGACCGCTCTGGGTGTAGCCGCTGTGAAAACCGCTGCCGACTTCGATACAGCAATGAGCCAGGTGGCTGCTGTGTCCGGCGCGACTGGTGAGGATCTGGAAGCTCTCCGGGATAAAGCCCGTGAGATGGGCTCCAAGACCAAGTTCTCTGCATCCGAAGCCGCTGAAGCCATGAACTACATGGCCATGGCAGGCTGGAAGACCGGAGATATGCTCAGCGGTATCGAGGGCATCATGAACCTTGCCGCCGCTTCTGGAGAGAGCCTCGCAACCACCTCGGATATCGTCACCGACGCTCTGACTGCTTTCGGCCTGACCGCTGCGGATTCCGGGCATTTCGCCGATGTCCTTGCGGCAGCTTCTTCCAATGCAAACACCAATGTTTCCATGATGGGCGAAACCTTCAAGTATGCTGCTCCTATCGCAGGTGCTTTGGGCTTCTCCGTTGAGGATACTGCCGAAGCCATTGGTCTGATGGCAAACGCGGGTATCAAGTCTACCCAGGCTGGTACTTCGCTTCGTACCATCATGACCAACCTTTCCGGTGAGGTCAAAATCTGTGGTGCATCCATCGGCGAGGTCACCATTGCCACCACCAATGCAGACGGCTCCATGCGTGAGTTGTCTGATATTCTGGCAGACTGCCGTACTGCTTTTAACGGCCTGTCTGAGTCCGAACAGGCTGCGGCGGCAGAAGCTCTGGTGGGCAAGAACGCCATGTCCGGCTTCCTGGCTTTGATGAATGCTGCCCCTGCCGACATTGACAAGTTAAGTAATGCGATTGCCAACTGTGACGGCAAATCTCAGGAGATGGCCGATACCATGCAGGACAACCTCGCTGGCCAGCTGACCATTCTGAAGAGTGCGCTGGAGGAGCTGGCGATTTCCTTTGGTGAACTGCTGATGCCCGCCATCCGGGCAATCGTAGAGGCCATCCAGGGCTTTGTCAATGTACTCAACGGTATGGGTGATGGAACAAAAACCGTCATCATCACCATAGGCCTGCTGGTTGCGGCACTTGGCCCGGTGCTGATTATTGTTGGTAAGGTCATCACCGCTGTTGGCACGATTATGACCATCCTCCCTAAAATTGGCCCGGCAATCACCGCTGTGAAGACCGCCTTCGGTGCCCTTAACACCGTCATGGCAGCCAACCCCATCATGCTGGTCATCGCCGCCATCGCAGCTCTCGTAGCTGCGTTTATTTATTTGTGGAACAACTGTGAGGGCTTCCGGGAGTTCTGGATCAACCTCTGGGAGAACATTAAGGAGTTCGCCATTGCTGTATGGGAAGGCCTGAAAAGCTTCTTCTCCGCAGCCTGGGAGGCTATCAAGTCCACCGCAGTCACGGTGTTTACCGCCATTAAGGATTTCTTCGTAAACGCCTGGGAAGCCATCAAGAGCGTGTTTACTGCCGCTTTTGAGATCATCAAATCCCTGTTCACCGCCTACTTTGAAATCTACAGAACTGTAGTAGAAACGGTGTTCAACGCCATCAAGTTGGTCATCAGCACTGCCTGGGAGGCTATTAAGGGTGTATTCACAACCGTTCTGAATCTGATTAAGACCCTGGTCACCACCCATTTCAATGTGGTGAAAACCATCATCCAGAATGTGATGACCACCATCCAGACGATTATTAGCACGGTTTGGACAGCAATCCAGACTGTGATTACAACCGTCCTCACGGCCATCCAGACCATTTTCAGCACCATCTGGAACGCCATCAAGAGTATCGTGACCAGCGTGGTCAGCGCCATCAAGTCCTTCATCATCGGTGACTTTGAGGGCGTGCGGGCTTCCATCAGCTCTATCATGTCCACGATCCAGTCCACCATCAGCACGGTCTGGAATACCATCAGTTCTACCGTAAGCACAGTGGTCACCACGATCAAAACCACGGTACTGAATATCTTCCAGTCTATCAAGGACGGCATCAGTAATACCATCAGCGGTATCTACAATACCATCAAGTCCGGCTTTGACCAGGCGGTTTCCTATGTGACCGGGTTGGCTTCCCAGGCATTCTCCTGGGGTGCTGACATCATCGACGGCATTGTTAGCGGCATCAGGAGTGCTATTGGCAGGGTCAAGGATGCGGTCAGCAACGTGGCCAGTACCATCCGCTCCTATCTGCACTTCTCTGTACCCGATGTCGGCCCCCTTACGGACTACGAAAGCTGGATGCCCGACTTCATGGCTGGTCTTGCCAAGGGCATCGAGCAGAGCAAGCATTTGGTGGAGAAGGCTGTGTCCGGCGTTGCCGGGGACATGGTTATCAGCCCCAAGATGGCTGCACTTCAGCTCGCTGGAGGCGGTACCGTGGAAACTGGTGCGGTCAACGCTTCCGACGGCGCAGTTAGCACACTGCTGTCCGACCTTCGGGATATGATCAGCAATCTTCCCGCTGGCGGCAATATTACTATCCCCGTGTATCTGGGCAACACGCTTCTGGATGAAGTTATCGTCGATGCCCAGAACCGACAGAACCTACGCTCCGGCGGCAGATAAGGAGGTGTGACCCGTGGCGTTTCATAACTACCTTGCCTTTAACGGCGAGACCTTACCCCATCCCGATTCCTATGATGTTTCCATGGATGATGTGGAAGCGGAATCCTCCGGCGAAACGGAAGCCGGAACCAAGCAGCGTGATGTGGTGCGCTCCGGCGTTCACACCATCGCTGTTTCTTTTTCTGTTACGGCGGTATGGCTGAAGAAGCTGACCGCCTACAAACAGATTCCCAAACTGAAGGTTCGGTTCTTTGACCCGGAGGTCGCGGAATTATCCGAAGCGGAAATGTATATCGAAGGGTTCAAAGTAGCCCTCAAAAAGGATACTTCCTACGGTGGCTTGTGGACGGTGTCCTTCGATCTAAAGGAGTTCTGAGGAGGTGAAGTATGTACTCTGTTTCAAATGTGTTTATGGAGGCGGTGGAAAGCAACAGCCGTAAGTATTACTGGCATGGCACCATCGACACCGTAGGCGGACAGCACTACGACTTCACTGACCGGGACATTGTCAAAGGCTCCGGCTACATCACCCGGCAGTGCTGCGGCAGTAATGAGATCGAACTGGGTACGGTGTACTCTGCTGAGATGGGCATCACCCTCTTTTCGAACATCGACCGCTATACCTTGGAGGATGCGATCGTCAAGCTGTATTTCACCCTGGTGCTGGCGGACGGCTCGGAAGAGACCATCCCTATGGGGGTCTTTGAGGTAACGGAAGCGAACCGCAAGATCAACTGTCTCGAGCTGAAGGGCTACGACTATATGCTCCGATTTGAGAAGGACTTCAAAATCACCGACTCCAGCGGCAATGCCTACCACTACCTTAACGCCGCCTGTACCGCCTGTAAGGTGGAACTGGCCCATACAAAAGCGGAGGTGGAAGCCCTGCCCAACGGCAAGCAGGTGCTGGGCATCTACTCGGATAATGATATCGAAACCTGGCGCGATTTGCTGTACTACACCGCCCAGGTGCTGGGCTGTTTCTGTCAGATCAACCGGGAGGGCAAACTGGAGCTGGTCTACTATGGCGAGGTACCTGTGGCCACCATTCCCACCACGCACCGCTTCACCAGCAGCTACTCTGACTTCGTGACCCGGTATACCGCTGTATCTTCCACGAACATGATGTCCGAGATTGCCGAGTATTACGCTCTGGCTGTGGATGACGGTCTGACCATGAATTTGGGCGTGAACCCCATGCTCCAGTTCGGTTTGAAGACCACTCGTGAGAAGCTGCTGACCAACATCCTGAACTGCGTGGCGAAAGTCAACTATGTACCGTTTGATTCCACCACCATTGGCAATCCTGCCTTTGATCCCGGCGATGTGGTGACTTGCACGGGCGGTCATGCGGACGAGACCAAAGTCAGCTGTATCACCAGTATCACCTACAACATCGGTGGCAAACACGCTATCAAGTGCGTGGGTAAGAACCCCAGACTGGCCCATGCCAAAAGTAAGAACGACAAGAACATCATCGGTCTGCTAAACCAGGTGGAAGCGGGTAAAACCGTTGTGTACAGCTTCGTCAACGTGGCTCCCATCACCATCGGTCAGACAGCCACAGAGATTCTGGCCATTACCTTTACCTCAAAAGAGGAAACCTCCGCGTCCTTTCTGGCGGAGGTGCTTTTGACCATTGATGCGCCGGAGTATTCACGCATTGTAGAAGGCACCGCAGTGACCACAGACTCCACTGGCGCGGAGACTACCTCCACGGTGTCCTTTTCCTTCACGGACAAGGAAAAACCGGATCTGAAGGTCACCTACAAAATGAACAATGAGGAGCTGGATACCTTTTACCCAACTCACACCTGCATTGACGGTCGATACATTCTGACGCTGTTTCTGCCCATCCCGCAGGTGGTAGCCAACAGCGAAAACACGCTGGCAGTATTGCTGGAAATGAGCAGTGGCTCGGCAAGCATTGGTGAGGCACAAATCCGTGCCACCGTCAGCGGCCAGGGCCTGGTTGCTGGTCTGGGTGAATGGAACGGTCGTTGTAACTTCACAGACCACATTTCCCGTATCGAAATCCCGGACGCTGAGTTTGGCATCTTCGGTCTGGAGGATGAACTGGTTGTTGAGTTCCCGATTCATGAACCTTATGTCATTCAGCAGAATATCGACAGAATTGTATTCCCCGATACGCCCTTTGGATATGATCTGCTGAACAGCCTTATTACCGTGGATGAGATTTATAAGACCTTCACCATGGATAAGCAGTTCCCCGGTGAGTACAACCCCAACGTCATCGCAATCAAATACACTGGAGCATTCTACATGATGAATGACGTCACCGTGTCCAGCGCAGCTGATGCCGTCAACTACGGCCAGCTACAGCGTCTGGACATCGACACCACACCCTATTCCAGCATTGACAATATCGAGGTGAGCCTATGCTGATTGATCCTACCCTTTACAACTGGAGTCAGACGGCTCCCATCATCATTAGCCTGGAAGCCTTGGAGCAGGAGGTTGCTTCGGCTGTGCCTGTGCGGATCTACAAAGTCAGTGGAACCGCGCAGGTTTCCTTTTACGAGGACGCAGAAAGAACCAAGCTGGTGTATTCAGGGGCGCTGCCCTGGAAACCTGCTGAGCCTGTGGCCTGCGATGGGCTGTATGTGGTCAGCGATACCCTGACCGACCTGAAAGTGGTCGCAGAGGCTGGTGTTCGGAAGATCGACTTCACGCCGTACCTGGACACCACCTCTGGCATGACTGCTATCAGCAGTGCCTACAACGATGACAGCTACTATACCGCCACGGGTCTCAGCACCTTTAAGTTCAACGGCAAGTCTGGCTCCACCATCTATATTTCCAGCAACCATTACATTGGTTTCGGCAGCAACACGGAGCATATTAAAATCCTGCGCCGAGATGGCTGCTCCACCTATATCCGCAGACAGGCTGGCACCTTTGATGACGGTACTTCCTTCGTGAAGATTCGCTTCGAGGGTTACACCGTTTACAGCAACCGTGTGGCATCCAACCGTCTTATTTTTGAGCTGTTCATCCTTTCCAACAACGATATGTTCCTCAACATGATTACCACACCCACCAGTGGCAACACTGGCACATCCCAGTTGGTGGCAAGCTCCACTACAGATTTGAACCTCTTTGACGGTGCTGGCGGGGGTCCTGTGGTCAGCTTCTATCACAAGGACAACTACGGCTACAACTGGGATGTGGCGTATGCAGACTATGAAGCGACTGCCGCATACACGCCCTTGTACCTGGTGAAGCAGGGTGACAAGCTCTACACCGTTACAGATGGGGCGCTGGTGGAGATCCCCGAAACTGAGCCAACCGCAGCGGTATTCGTGGAGTATGGTGTATCTGAAGCACCTGCAAGCGAACTGCTGGTGCCGTTGGGAAACCACTCTGTTTACTGCTGGTCTTCCGGGGATGTCGGGAAAAAGCTACAGGGCGACCTGGTGGCGTACCCTCATCCCAGTGCAATTGAAGCCGTGGCTGACATGAGCCACCCGTCCATTCTGGGGTTGAGCCTCATGACCGCAGACTTTTCTGGGAATGTAACTGTGTCCATCTCGTTAGATGACCGGGTTTCCTGGTCGGAGGAAGTGGCTCTTTCGGACTGGCTGAACAACAATCTGGACGAGTTGTTTAACAGCCTGCCGGAAAGTAAGCGGCTGTACCTTCGCTTCATCCTCCATGATGACGCAACCATCTCCCGATTCAAAATTACCTACATCAACTCGTAAAGGAGGAGACCCATGCTCAAGGGTACTATGAAAATTGAACTGACCGATGTGCATACGGGCAAGACAGAAACCGTTCTGGAGCAGAATATGGTCACCAACCAGCTCTCCAACATCTTCCGGCACATGGGTTACTGCAAAGACCCGGACAAACTGCTGACGGACTGGGCACCCCACTACAAAACCCTGTTGGGTGGCCTGCTGTTATTCGATACTCCCATTGAGGAAGAGCCCGATATGGTGTATCCGCCTGCGGAGGCGAACCTGGTGGGCTGCGCCGTCTACAATATGCAGAACAGTACCACCAACACTGTCCGGGGAGGCTACAACGCCACTGAAAGTGAACTTAATACTGCCAACGGCTACATGAAGTATGTGTATGACTTCACCACCGCCCAGGCTAACGGCACCATTGCCTGTGCCTGTTTGACCCATGTTAATGCCGGATACAGCGGTTACGGCGGCAAGGATGTAGCAAATCTGTCCTCCACACCCGTGCTGGGGCTCTCCATTGATACCGGTGCTATGCAGTATGTTTACACAAGCTATACGGGTGGCACTACAGGTGACCACTATTCTGGTATCACAATTGGTACTACCGAGATTCTCTTCCTCATCGACCCGGAAAACGATTGTGCCTACTATTTCCGTCTCAATAGTGCAACGGGAATCACCATTGTCAAACGCAGAGCCCAGATGCGTAGCATTTCGGTTCTGAGTAGCCCTCGTACCACCAAGCCCATTCTGGAGAGTTTTACCCTGTCACTGAACACATCTATCCCCACATCCTACCTCAGCTGGAACTTCGACCCCGCCACCAACGCTTTGTACATCTGCGGATCGTCTGCCAGCTACAAGGCCGCAAACACATCTTTTCTCATTACAAAGATTGCGTTTGAAACCTGGACGGTGACCCAGTACAACATGAGCAATACGACTGGTGTACAGATTACCACCAACGGTACTCGTTTCTGCTTCTGCCATGACGGCTTTGCCTATGTCAAAAGCTATAACAGCCCTTATGAGGTGTACAAGCTGGAAATTGGTAACGCCGCTAACGTGACAAAGATGAACCGGAATGGGTTTACAGTCAGTGGCTATCCGATATTCGCAATTAATGGCCGTGTTTACTATGAAAGTTACGATGACCAGCTTCGTATCGTGAACTCCCATAACAACGAGGTGCTGAGTACCGAGGCAATCCGAATCTGCTCTGGTGACCGTTACCAGGCATCGTACACGCCAATCAGAAATGACAAATCCCTGTTCTATGTCAGTGCGGGTAATTACACTACCTACGGCTTTTGCATCATGACCAATTATCTGGCCACCATCAACAACCTGGCTGAACCTGTTACCAAGACGGCAGACAAGACCATGAAGGTAACCTACATCATCCAGGAACAGTAAATTATGCGGCTATCTCCGTTTTGGGGATAGTCGTATTTTTATATCAAACGAGGAGGAACAAGCTATGGATCTCACGACCCTTGCGGCAACGATCACGGCACTGGGCGTTGTGTTCGGTGCGATTTTTGCCGCACACAAATGGTTTCTGAAACAGGAAAAGCAGGATGCCGATATCAAGGCCATTAAGGAGGAGCAGACCGTGCTGGTACACGGTGTGCTGGCTTGCCTTATGGGTTTGAAGGAGCAGGGCTGCAACGGTCCCGTGACGGATGCCATCAACGCAATCGAGAAACACATCAACAAACAGGCTCACAAGTAAAGGAGGAACCTACTATGACCAATTTCACCGACATCACCACCATCCCCGCACTGGCTGCCATCGTGTACACCATCATCGACATCGCCAAGACCGCTATGGGCGGCGACCAACGCTTCAAGCGCTTCATCCCCCTGATCGCCTGCATTCTGGGCGCAATCTGCGGTGTGGTTGCTTTCTACTTCGTCCCCGGCGTTCTGGACACTCAGAATCTTCTGGTGGCCCTTGTCCTGGGCGCAGCCAGCGGTCTGTCCGCTACCGGTGCTAACCAGATCGGCAAGCAGCTGACCCATACCACTACTGCGGAGGAATAACCAATGAACCTGCACAAGCTTTTCTTAACTGAAAACGCCTGCTACAAGGCAGGCAGAACCATTACCGTCAAGGGTATCATGGTTCACTCCACCGGGGCCAACAATCCCAGCTTGAAGCGGTACGTTGGCCCCAACGACGGTCTCCTGGGCGAGAACAAGTATAACAACCACTGGAATACAGATCGCCCCGGCGGTCGCCAGGTCTGCGTCCATGCCTTCATCGGCAGACTGGCAGACGGCACCGTTGCCACGTACCAGACACTCCCATGGAATCACCGGGGCTGGCACGCTGGTGGCTCTGCCAACAACACCCATATTGGTTTCGAGATTTGCGAAGACGGTCTCACGGACAGCACCTATTTCTCCCAGGTGTACCGTGAGGCCGTTGAACTTTGTGCCATGCTCTGTAAGGAGTTCGGCCTGACTGAGCAGAATATCATCTGCCACAGCGAGGGCTACAAGCAGGGTGTGGCATCCAACCACGGTGACGTTATGCACTGGTTCCCCAAGCACGGCAAGAGCATGGATACCTTCCGTGCTGATGTAAAGGTTCTGCTGGAGGGTAAAGAGGAAACTACCGCTCCTGTTACCGGCAAGGATGCCGAGGCCACCATCTGGGAGTACCTTTTTGCCAAGCTGGGCAATGCCTACGGTACCGCTGGTCTGATGGGCAACCTCTATGCCGAGTCCGGATTGAACCCCACCAACCTGCAGAACACCTACGAAAAGAAGCTGGACTATACTGATGCTACATACACCGCTGCGGTGGACGATGGCACCTACGATAATTTCGTGAAGGACTGTGCTGGTTACGGCCTTGCCCAGTGGACATACTGGAGCCGGAAGCAGGGACTGCTGGAGCTGGCCAAGGCGGAGGGCAAGTCTATCGGCGATCTGTCCTTGCAACTGGATTACATCTGGAAGGAATTGTCCGAGGGCTACGGCAAACTGCTGAAGACCCTCCAGACCGCTACCTCCGTTACCGAAGCATCCACTGCCGTGCTGACCCAGTACGAACGGCCTGCTGATCAGGGTGAAGCTGTCCAGGCCAAGCGGGCAGCGTTCAGCCAGACCTACTTTGACAAGTACGCCCCCAAGCCTACTCACCCTGAAAGGCTGACCACCGGATTCTATCGCGTGCGTAAGACCTGGGCGGACAAGAAGTCCCAGCTGGGGGCTTACCGCATCCTTTCCAACGCAAAGGGCAAGGTGGACAAGAACCCCGGCTACTTTGTGTTCACGGAGGACGGCACCGCCATCTACCCCGTGGAAAGCAAGAAGAAGGAAAGCTACACCATCCACACCGTTGTCCCCGGAGACACCCTCTGGAAGATCTCTGAGCGGTATCTGGGTAAGGGCATCCGGTACACGGAGATCCGTGAGCTGAACGGCCTGACCTCCAACATCATCTACCGTGGTATGAAATTGAAGATCCCCAACTAAGCAAGAAGCCTATCGAGAATTTTCTCTCGGTAGGCTTCTTTTTTTATGCTCTTTTTTCCAAAACGGCTCCTTTATCCGCAGTGCTGAGTGAGGATACCGGCCTCAGACTGGAGGACCCACTATGACAAACTATGAAAAAGAGCAGATCAAGGCCCTGCGTCTGCAGGGGCATGGCTATGTAAAAATCGGGCAGATGCTCGGACTTTCCAATAACACCGTCCGTTCCTTCTGCCGACGCAACGGACTGGACGGAGATACCCCGAAGAACACCGTCTTTTGTCAGCACTGCGGAAAGCGCATCAAGGTTGTTCCCAAGCGGAAACCCAGAAAGTTCTGCTCGGATGCCTGCCGTACCGCCTGGTGGAACAGCCACCTGGACTGCGTTAACCGAAAGGCTGTTTATGACTTCACCTGCGCCTGCTGCGGGGAAGCCTTTACCGCCTATGGGAATCGAAACCGCAAGTATTGTTCCCACCGCTGCTACATTGCAGGGCGTTTTGGAAAGGGGTGTGCCACAAGTGAATGATGCCTATCGTGCCAAGCTGGAGCGGTATCTTGCCTCCATGCTCCAGGCAAAACGGATGCTTGAAATGGGGATTCTAACCTCGGAAGATTACGCTCATATTGATACAATTATTGCCAAAAAACACGACATTTCTTCGTGTAGTTTATATCGCGGGATCGACTTGATATACGATGGCTTCAGAGGTAATATGTCACACTACAAGGAGGTGACGAAATGCCCAGAACAATAACCATCGTACAAAGACCACCAAAACTAACCCAGAAAAAGCGTGTTGCAGCCTATGCCCGTGTGTCCAGCGGCAAGGATGCCATGCTCCACTCGCTGTCCGCACAGGTCAGCTACTACAGCAGTCTGATTCAGAGCCACGAGGATTGGCTCTACGTCGGTGTCTATGCCGACGAGGCCAAGACTGGCACAAAGGATTCCAGAGAGGACTTCCAGCGGCTGGTTGCTGACTGTCATGCTGGTAAAATCGATATGGTGATCACCAAGTCCATCTCCCGCTTTGCGAGAAACACGGTTACACTTCTGAAAACCGTCCGTGAACTCAAAGCGCTGGGGGTGGACGTTTATTTTGAGGAGCAGAACATCCACACCATGAGCGGTGACGGCGAGCTGATGATGACCATCTTGGCATCCTACGCCCAGGAGGAAAGCCGATCTGCCAGTGAGAACCAGAAATGGCGCATCCGGGCAAACTTCAAAGAGGGGTTGCCCTGGAACGGCACGGTGTTGGGGTATCGCATCGTGGACGGTGTCTATACACCGCTGGAGGATGAAGCTGAGCTTGTTCAGCTGATTTACTCCCTCTACATCAACGGCTGGGGTACTTACAAAATCGCCAAGCATCTCAACAAAGAGGGGTATCGAACACGACGCGGTAACGAGTGGTCCCAGCATTCCCTTCAGCGACTGCTGACCAATTATTCTTACACGGGCAATTTGATGCTGCAAACTACCTTTATCGAAGACCACATCACCAAGAAAGGGTGCATCAACCAGGGTCAGTTGCCTATGTACCATGCAGAGAACAGCCACGAGCCAATCATCCCCATGGCCGAGTTCCAAGAGGCACTGCAAGTCCGCAAAGAACGCGCCGAGATTTACCGCCATGAGGCTGACTACACTATCGTTTATCCCTTCCGGGGCAAGCTGCTGTGTATGGACTGTGGGAAGCATTATCGCCGCAAAAAAGTGCGCAGAGGCCCCGTCTGGATCTGCGCCACTTACAACAGCAAGGGGAAAGCATTCTGCCCAACCTCAAAGGCAATCCCGGAGGAAACACTCATGGCAGTCACCGCCAGGGTACTTGGTACCGACAGCTTCGATGGTGACCTGTTTCGGGAGCGCGTTGAGCGGATCGAGGTTGGGACGGAAAACCGACTGACTTACGTCTTAACGGACGGTACCACGGTGGCTACCATTTGGCAGGATCGCTCCAGACGGGAAAGCTGGACGGCGGATAAGCGAGAGGCTGCAAGACAGGCCTCCATGAAGTATGAAATACCGGAAAGGGATTCCTATGGAAAATTCAAGAAAAGTAATTGCATACTGCCGTGTGGCAACGGTAGCACAGCTGATGCAGAATAAGGGAGGCAATCACAATGGCACAAGTTACAAGAAATGTTCGGGTCATCCCGGCTACGATTCATCCGCTCAGCCAGTTACCCATCGCCATGCAGCGCAGGCGTCGGGTGGCGGGTTACGCACGAGTCTCCACGGACAGCGATGAGCAGTTCACCAGCTACGAAGCCCAGGTAGACTACTACACCCGCTTCATTCAGTCCAAGCCTGAATGGGAGTTCGTGAAGGTCTACACTGACGAGGGCATCTCCGGTACTAACACCAAGCGGCGCGAGGGCTTTAAGGAAATGATTTCCGATGCACTGGCAGGCAAGATCGACCTGATCGTCACCAAGTCCGTCAGCCGATTTGCCCGAAATACCGTTGACAGTCTGGTGACCATCCGCAAGCTGAAGGAAAACGGTGTGGAGTGCTTTTTTGAGAAGGAGGGAATTTACACCTTCGACGGTAAGGGTGAATTGCTCATTACCATCATGTCCAGCCTCGCCCAGGAGGAGAGCCGCAGCATTTCCGAGAACATCACCTGGGGTCAGCGAAAGCGATTCTCGGACGGTAAGGTAAGTATGCCCTACAAGCATTTCCTGGGCTACTGCAAAGGAGAGGACGGTCAACCCGCAATCGTGGAAGAGGAAGCTGCCGTTGTCCGGCTGATTTACCGCCTGTTCCTGGAGGGCAAGACCCAGGCTGGCATTTGCAAGTATCTGGAGGGTCTTGGGATTCCGTCGCCTTCCGGGAAATCGAAATGGAGCAAGACCACGGTCACCAGCATCCTTACCAACGAGAAGTACAAGGGCGATGC